AAAATAATTATATTTCAACAAAATAATTACAAAAACAAAATAAACATAATTTATTTGTAAATGTATATACATGTATAAAATTGTTAAATTTGCTAATATAATAGAAAATAATTCATTAAAAATATCAGGAAAACATCTTGTAAAACCTTTTGAAATAAGCGAACTAAAAAAAATAGAAATGAATGTGAATTCTACATTTCCAACAATTACTAATAAAATTATCCCTTATTATGAATCAAAAAAACAAATAGGTATATTTATTACAGACGGAATAAAACAAATAGAATTATATTGTCCTAATGAAAAAAAATACGCAAGTTTTATATTGTCGCCTAGTGAAATTTATAAAAACAATGTGTTAATAGCCGATACTCCATCATTATTTGTTTGGAATAGTGGTTTGTTTTATCGTTTTAGTACTGGAAATGAAATTGCAAATAGTATACAATTATTAAGCTGTGTCAATGAATATCATGATATTCAAAGTATGTATGAAGTAAATGTTCAATCACAATATTATCGTAAAATAACCAACCTAGAAGAGGGAAACGATGATTATTTTGATTATTATGAAAAAAAAATTATGGAACAAGGTGGATTATAAAAAATTTAAATTGAATAATATAATATAAATATATTATTCAATAATATAAAATGATGTATTTGAAAATTTACGTAAAAAGTGACAATTTGCGCATGTTTTACATTGATGCAATTAAAAAGCACAATGAAAAAATGACGAACCCATATCCTGATTCCGGGTTTGATTTATTCGTTCCCGAAGCAAAAAATATTCCTTCACATAGTACTCAAAAAATAGATTTGGAAATAAAATGCGAAGCATTTTATGAAAGTAAGGATAACCACTGGATTAGCTATAATGATAATAATGCAACTATTTATTATGATATTGTTAACAGATTTCGAACTCTTGAAAAGCCAGATAATTATGATAATATGAAAATTCCAACAGGTTTCTATATGTATCCTAGAAGTAGTGTTAGCAAAACTCCATTGCGTCTATCGAATAGTGTGGGTATTATTGACGCAGGATATCGTGGAAATTTGGGGGCGTTTGTAGATAATATTTCTACAAATGAATATAATGTAGAAAAAGGTACGCGATTGTTTCAAATATGCGCTCCAAATCTAGAGCCGATTCACGTAGAAATAGTTAGTAGTGAAAATGATTTGGGTAATAGTGAACGAGGGTCTGGGGGGTTTGGTTCAACAGGAAATTAATTTATTGAACACATACATCAGGATTTTTAAAATAATTTTTACATAATTCATGAACATATTTTTTTTCTCTTAACATACCGATTGTTTTATTAAATTTATGCATTAACGAAACCCTGTTTTTGTTAAATGCTGCAGAAATTAAACCTTTTTCTAATATAATATCACCCTTTGCAATAGTGTTATCTTTATTAAAAAAATAAAATACTTCGGATGTCATAAAAAATCCGTCTAGTTTTAATTTGCTTTTATTTTGTAAATAATAATTTTTAAGCGTTTCATAATCATTTCCATCACCTTCTTCTATTGTAATAATTTTGAAATTATATGTTTTTTGATATCGCCGAAGTAAATCTTCATCAAAACGATCGCCGATTACTAAAATATTTTTTCCGATAATTTGTTCTAATTTTTGAAATGGCTTATTTTTGCTAATATCTGCTAATCGTTCACTTGTAACAAGGGATGTTATATATATACCAAATAATGCAGATAATAGTATTAAAAATGCTCTAACGCCTAGATTTAAAGTAGAAGCTTTCGCAACATTATCATTAAATTTAGTTGGATTTACACCTAGTCCAGGTTCACCCAATAAGGCACTCCATACTCTCCACAAAGATTCTTTAAATGTTGTTTTAAAATTACTTGAATAATAATGAATGAATGATATAAAAAACCCTACTAATAATATTAAACCAATAATTTCTAAAATGGTTATAAACATTTTATATATATACTGATTACTTGTAGTTGATTCTGTATTTTTAAAAAAAAGTGACAATACATCTACAGCTAAAGGTTGACTATAATTAATTATTTTTGTACGTTCGTATGTTTGTGAAATATTACCAATTAATATATCATATTTTCCATCTGCTAAATCTTCTATATATTCGTTGTATGATTTTGTTTGTTCACTGCCTTTCATATAAATTAAATCAGCATCAATATTATGTTGTTTGATAAATTCCATTAATATTTCGTATTCAAATCCTTTTATGTTTCCTAAAGAATCTTGCATCATGTAAGGTTGTGCTTCAAGAAGACCAATTCTTACCTTTTGCTTAGTAATAATAGCGTTTTCATTATCTGTTTTCTTTTCTGTTTTCTTTTCTGTTTTCTTTTCTTTTAGATGTTCTTCATTTTCATGCCTGAATTCATAAAACATATTATATAATATAATATAATATGTTAAAATAAGAAAAATCAAATAACACACATTGTACGTCCTTAAAGTATGTAAATTATCTAATATTACCTTACAACGGGTGAATATATTTTATATCCTTTTCCATGCACCATATATGGTTTCACTTTCTTTTTTCTTTTCTTCAATGGAACAAGTTTTGCATTGATTGAATTGTAACAATCAATGCAAACAAACATTTCACTATCGTTTACATCAGGGAAGCTCAAACTGCACGAGAATGGTTCAATGCAAACATCTTGGTAGCAGTGACTACAATTAACTATATTTTCCAACGTTTTACATACTTTGCAGTTATGACTCACTTCTAAAAGTGGTCTGTGCAATTCTTCCATTATTTATTTTCACCTTAATTCTTTTTATGTAAAAATACATAAAATGATTTTTTTTTTCAATTTTTATTTGGTCATAAATTATAAAATTACACTTTTGTTTTCATCAACATTTGATATATATTTTTTTCTAAAATATAATATTTGTCTGTTCCATGTATTCCAATAACATTATCAAAATTACCTAGTGTTTCAATAGAAAAGTCGTTGCATTCGGATATATTAGGTAATTTAAAAAGTTCTGGGTGTTTTCTCATTAGTTTTGTAAAAATAACATCTTCGGGTAATCCGTCATAACTATCGTCTATTAATTTACACGCAATTAGCATAGCTTTTTTTGAACGATATGATAATCCACCATTAATAATAAATTCATTTTCACGATTTAATTTTCCACAAACAGCTCCATTGTAGTCATATTGCATATGTTCACTTGTTGGAGTTCGCAAAAATAAAGTATCTAATTGGAAAATAATAATATTTTCTTCTTTTATTTGATCCCAGAAATCATAATTTGTCAATAACTGATTGTATTCTTGAATATTTTGCATATATGTATTTATAATTATTCTGTAATAATCCCCTTCTAGAGCATCACGTAAAAATTGATTTACATTTGGTGTGCAAAAAACATATAAATTATAACCAGGGCATTTATCAACAGCATTTTTAATTACCAAAGGTAGCCAAAATGAAGGTCTCGTTTCAATTATTACTAAACATTTATTACTAGTATTGTCTAAAACAATGGGAACTTTTTTATCATAATAATGCATTAAATAATGCCCACATGCATATTCCATAAACAATAAATAGAAAAAATTTATTGTTTATTTACATAATATTACAACCAGAACCATAATGCATTTCCATTTGCTTAAATTCCTTGTTATTTTTTTCATATTGTAGATTTCTACTAATATCTTCTAATTCACTAATAATACCTGGATCATCCATTTTAATTTCATTAACAATAATTTCTATATCCTGCTTTGTTTTGTTATTTTGTATTTTTCCTTCTTGTTCTTCTAGACGAGTTCTTTTTTGTGCTCTTGTTTCCATTATACTTTCTTGCACGTTTACGTTTAAGTGTTTTTCGCTTTTTATTTTGTGTTAATTGCTTCTTAAAATTAGAAAAATCTAGTTTTGGTATATTAATAAATTCATTTTTACGGATATTATATTTGCTTTTATATAATTCGTGGACACCTTCATAAAAAATGTGTTTTTTTTCAATATCAAACATGTTAATAGCTTTTTGCAGATTCTTTTCATTTTCACAATCAATTTCCATATATGGTTCTAAACCTGGCCAATGATCAATAACAATTTCCTTTACTAGTGGATGACTCCATTTTTCTCTTTTGGTTTCTATATATGATTTTTGTTTCAAACCGCAATTCAATAAAAAATGATATGCATCATCAAAATTGGCTTTTAATTCTATTTCATCTTCTTTTGGATATTTTGAGCGGGGATTAAATATTTTACATGTCAACGTAACTCTATCACGTCCCTCGCTTCTTAATCTTATAAAACCATTTTGCTTGTTATTTGGTAAAAAAAATAAATAACGACGGAATAAAACACTACTATGGATACGTTTGCCACCATTTTTTTCTATTTTATTTCTCAATTCTGTTATAGGGACATCAATTATTTTACATTCATATTCATAAAGCATTGTATAATATAGCACTAGACAATGTTTTATAGCAAAAAAAATTATTTATATTTACATAATTATTCTTCAATATTTATTTTCGGAAGATTTTCTACACTATCTGATTTAAAATCTTTGGGTACAATGATTTCGGCAATGACAGAAATAAACTTATCATTTAATTCATATCGTTGTCCAATTACCCGAATATGAATAATATCATTTTCATTAATATTATTAAAATACGCGTTTTGAAAATGGTGATCCCTAGCAATAAATATTACCAATGGCGACGGGTTGTATTTATGAACTTCTGCACGAATACCGGCCTTTGTTATATTTTTGGCTTGGCATTCTATTACCATTCCTTCTGTTGGCAAACAAACAAACATTTCAATTGTGCATGTAAACTGAATATAATCATTTAAAACGACACCAGCTGAAAAATTAATAATGGTTAAAGAATTCGGTTTTACATATCCGTGACTGCAACACGTTCCTTCTAATCGATGTGATAATTTTTTTCGCAATGTTTCCTTTGTATTGCGGTCAACAAATTCGATTGATAATTCTACTTTTTCTGTACTGATAACGGGTGTATAAATATCGATTATTTTAAGTTTTCTTTTATTCGAAACAAGTTCCTTTGGTTTTGGCTGTGTTACATTAATGGTATTATCCATGTTTACTTGTTCGGTTTCAGTAACCATTTTATTATAGTATCATGATATAATCTTTAATTCAATTTTAAAAATTAAAATTTCAACTTTTTGTGATATAATTGGTTGTATAAACTTTGTTCTGGGTTCATGAACCATGTATAATCAGTATCATTTTGGTATTGTTTATATCTAAAATATAATTGGATAAATAAACACATACGTTCCGAATTGAACGATTTATAAAATATATTGTCATGTTTGTTATTTGTGATATATTGTAATATATCTAGACGAAAATGTTCTTTATACGTTTTACAAACAGCACTCGCATTTCGTATTTTGCTTGTTTCTTTAATTTTAAACGCAAATATTTTTTTCTTTGTACTTTTTTCTGTTTTTGAAAACAAAAGACCGCTATATTTTGGCATATTTTTATCATCATAATAATATTTATCATGAATTTCATTTTCAAATTCTTTGAAATGAATTACATTTGCATTTTCCCAGTTGTTATTTATATATACAAACCCTTCTAAATTATCACCATTGACAATAACATAATATTTCAAATCACTTTTAGTAAATACATTTTTTTCTATAATTTTTTTCATAGTATGGTCCAATGATTTGGAATTAGTAATATTTTCATTCATAATTTGTAAAAATAATTTATGTTTTGTTTCATATGAAAGATTGTCGTAAAAATATTCCAATAAAATTTCATCCATTATAGTTTTGGTGATATCAAACTTAGTGATTAATACTCCACTAACATTTTCGATTTCATTAGTTATGTTGTTTTTCATCTCATCAAACATTGTACCATACAAAATTTCGTCTTTATCATTATTATCTACTATTTGTTCGTTTGTTTTTGGTTTCTTGTTGCTTACTTCTATATTTAGTGAATTTATCTTTACGTCAATTGGTAATATTCTTTCTTCCATCATAATATGATTATTTTGAATTTCATATGGTTGAAACAAAAAAACATTATTTGTTTCTGTTAAACGCCCTCTTGAACCATACTCGTCGTAAAGGAAATCAATAGTATTTATATTTTTCATATCCTCGATGGCTTTTAATATTTGCATTTTTGGATAATGCTTCTTTAATTGTAAAAGTTGAAACAAATCTTCTTTAGTATATAAATATTTTGTTTTGAACAATTGTTTAATTATTTCTTTTAAATTATCTAGATTGGTTTGCAAAAATTTTTCATCATAAGTATCATTTTTTACTTGTAATTTATTGATAGTATCATTATCATATTCTTCAATCTTGTTATTTTTAACAGCGCTACATTTATAAGCACATGTTTTCATATAATCGCAATTAGAACTATATGATTGATTTTCTAAATTATAATCGATTGTTAAACCATTTGATAATGTTAATGGGATTTTATTTGGAATATCCATGTGATTTTGATTTGGAGTTTGTAAAATACAATCAATCGCGTTATTTTTCATAACACGGGAAACCTTGCCAATTTGCATTGCTTTTTTTTCTGCAAGCCGATATACATACATATCTGCACCTTCTTTATTGTCGTAATGTGTACCATATAAATAAATTAATACATTTCTGTCTTTTAATTCCAATTGTTTATGACTGCAATTACGCACTCCTCTTCCAATAACTTGTTCAATTCGATTCATATTATACCATGGTTCTAATATATGAATAGAACGAATGTTTTTCAAATCAATGCCCTCTGAACCAGCTTTAGTAATTAAAATAACGTTAATAATACTTCCATCTTTATTGTCGTCATTTGTGGCAGTATTAATTTCAATCTTATTATTGTTTGAAAATATCGAATTTGAAGTAATCATTGAATATGTGGCTTGTTTGCCATTAATTGAAAATGGTTGTATCTTGTTATTACGTTTATATGATTCACTTAAGAATGATTTATGTTCACCATATCTTACAAAACCAATTTCTTCTAACATAATAGCAATTGGAACAATACCTCCATAGATATATTGACTGAATATAAGTGATATTCCTTTATTTTGTTGAATAGATTTTTTAATCTGATTTATTTTTGAACTATAATTTGCAATATTTTCGCTCGAAAACATAGATCTTGAATTTTCTAAGTATTTGTTATTAAATTCATATGGTAAAGAATCTACGTTAGTTACTATTCTTTGCAAACCCTTTTTACCTGTATATTCATTTAATTCATCTTCATTACTTTCATTTGGAAAAATAATATTCAATGCTTCTAAAGGTTCTTGAAGAGAGTTATAACCGAATCTCTTTTCTTTTTTTTCTTCAATACCACCTTCTATTTGTAAACGCAATTCATTATCATCCACATTTTCTGGATTTTCTGGATTTTCTGGATTTTCTATATTTTCTGGATTTTCTGGATTTTCTATATTTTCTTTACTTAATATTGTGGTTTGAATAATTTTTTCATACATTTCTTTTTGGAATCCTTGTAACGTTACAGGGTATATATCTACATGTTCCAATGGTGTTAGAATAATCGAATTATTCAATTGGTACTTTGGATAGGGAACATTGTTTTTTAAAGATATTTCATTTGCAAACAATTTTGGGAAAATGCGAAATGGAAAACTAAAAGGGTTTTCGCCTTGTACAAACGAAATTAATCCAATTGTTTTTTGTACAAACTGAATTTTACCAATTTCTTCTCCATTTTCATCGATTTTAAAATTTCCATTTTTATCGAAAATATCGTTTTCTATTAAAATTGGTTTTTTCTCGTTTTTCAAAAGAATATTAATAACATGAATAATTTCACGATAATTGTCAAACATAGGTGTAGCTGAAAGTAATAATATTCTCATGTTATGCACTTCTTCTACTAACATATTTAATGATGAAGACACCTTTTTTTGTTTTTGATCGCTAGGGCGGATATTATGAGCTTCGTCAATAATTAATAAACGGCCTTCAAATGTCTCTTTTAATACTCCCTTTTTCTTCTTACTATTTATCAATGATGCTAATTTTGTATATCCCATAAATTCATAGTATTTATTGATTAACGTATTTACTTTTACCAATATTTCTTCTTTTTCAATTGAATCATTATTTAATATATTAATTTCTTTGTATAATGACTGACCAACACAAGATGAAATATTCCAACTGCCATGTTCCATTTTTTTTAATTTACTTTCATTGAATAATTGCAATTTAAAATTATCTTGAACATTGGGTGATGCAATAATTAGAATTTTTTTACGGATATTCATTTGTTGCATATATAACCGCATTTCTTCTGCGACACCGATCGCAGAACATGTTTTACCTGTTCCTAAACCATGGTACAACAACAAACTATTGTATGGTGTCATTTTAGATAAAAAATTGCGAATGAATATTTGGTGTGGTGCTAATTGAAAATCTTGACTGCATATTTTAGTAGCAATTTCGCTTAATTTATCTATGTTTTGTTCAAATGCTTTCGAATCATAAAATTCGCGTTTTTCTGTAATTTTTAGCATAATATTTTCATCATCTAATGATGGATAACTAAATAATGAATTTATTGTACTTTGTTGCGAAATTTTGTCACTATTTTCAGTTTCTGAAATTATGGAATTAGATTTATTTTCGCTATCGGAATAATATTCTCTTAGTCGCTCCTGAGATGTTTTCATATATATTTAATATATAATGTTATAATCTTGCAAACTTTTATGTATTTTTTCCAACACATGCTTTTTTTCTAAATTATAAGGACGTATTACTTTAATGCATTGGTCGTATGTTTTCCATTCCATTTTAGATACTTCGCTTTTTTGAAAATTGTCCATACTCATATGTTCATTATCAACTATCGCCAAATAATATTTGTGTTTGTATGATTTCAAATTAGACCCTGTAAATACTTCTTCGTATGGTAAAATATTATCAAATAGATGTATTTTATTTCTAGATATACCGGTTTCTTCTTCAAATTCACGTAAGCCACAATCCATATCTTTTTCCATAAAATTACGTCGCCCTTTTGGAAATCCCCACTCTGATTCTTGCCATTTAGTTGTACTATTTTCTACTAAATATTGAATAGTTACTTGTTTTTTTTCTACTTCAATACCACTTCTCAATGCTTCCCATTTAGATATTACAGATTCTTCTATTTTCTTATTTTTAGCCACATGTGAAATCTCTTCACTAAATTTATCTTGCATTATTCTACCCTTTTCATTTAATGTTAATTCATCTACTATCGTTTGTAATGAAAATAAGCATGATGTATAAAATTTACCTCTTACAAAATCTACATAACCAAAACTATCTTTGCGACGAATCATTAAATATTCCAATTCATTATTTTTATTAAATCGTATTAATACTATTCCTATACTTGTTATGGGTAATTGGCAATCTTGGAACATGTGTCCATGATTACCACAATTATTGCATATATTATTGATTCTCATTATTAGATATTATTGCAATATTTTTATATTCATTTTCTATAATGAAGTACAATCCTAAAATATGGGGACCACACTATTGGTTCTTTTTATTTTCTGTATCATTAACTTACCCCCATAGTCCAAATAATATAACTAAAAAAAAATATTATAATCTAATACGTGATTTCCATTTGTTTATACCGGATATGAAAATAGGAAACGAGTTCAATGAGTTAATAGATATTTATCCTGTTACGCCTTATTTAGATAATAGAAATTCGTTTGTTCGGTGGGTAAATTTCATACATAATCAAATAAATTTAAAATTAAATAAACCAAATGTATCTTTGAAAGATGCGCTTCATAATTATTATTTGTTATATATTCCCGAAAAAAAACCATTTTGGGACAAATCAAAACTGATGTTTTTAGGTTTCATTATTTTTCTTTTATTAACTGCCTTACTATTATATCAAAAATAAAATCTAATGAATATTTAAGAAAAGATGCAAATAAAAGGTGGTAAAGCAATAGCCGCAGGTGGTTTTGGTTGCGTATTTCGACCTCCATTGAAATGTAGTTCAAAAAAAAGTACTCATAATAGTTCGTTAAAAAAAAATAACATGGTTTCTAAGCTAATGATTCAAAAATATGGTGAAGAAGAATATTATGAAACTGCACGTTTTTTAGATATACTAGCAAAAATACCAAAATATGAACATTATTTTTTATTACCTCAAGGATTATGTAGCCCATCTGCATTAACATCAAATGATTTAATTAACTTTGATAAAAAATGTAATAATTTGACACGTAAAAATATTACTTCAGCCAATGTTAATGAAAAATTGAAAGAGTTGCGCGTTATACAATTATATGATGGTGGATTAGATTTAGAAAAGTATATAGAAAAAGAAATTATGACAAATGAAAAATTATTATTAATAAATAATCAAATTGTTCGTTTAATGAAAAAAGCGATTATACCGATGAATCGCTTAGGATTGTATCATTTCGATTTAAAAGCAGCAAATATAATGATGAATGAAAAAAACAAATCAAAAATTATTGATTTTGGTTTATCGCAATATATTGAAGATTTTGATGAAATTCCAGAAGATTTAACTTACCGCCCTTGTCAATACAATTTGCCCGCTACAAATATTTTATTTAATAACGAATTTATTGAAGAATATATTAATTTTTTAAAAACAAACCCAATTCCTTCCATGGGAGAAATATATAAATTTATTTATGATTTATATTATGGTACGTTAGAAAGTGAATTAGGACCAGGACATTTCGATTTTAAAAAACAAGTATTGCGTGATTATATTTTAGAACAACCAAAAATGGCGAAAAATATAATTTTTACTTATATTTCAGAAAATTTGCATACATATACGCAAAATGGAAATTTTGATATTACGAATCTTTTCAAACACTTTTTACATAATGCTGATATATATGGTTTATTAATGTCTTATGTAGACATTATTCATCAAAATGGTGTACATTGGTTAAATGATGATTTAAAAAAAAGTATGCAAAGTGAAGTACGTATGTTATTGAAAAAATACATAATTAATAGTTCATATGAATTAATAGATAAACAAGAATGCATACAAGATATAGAAAATATAAATTCAATGATATTGTCTAAAACAAGTAAAAAATCATTGGTTACTGGTAAAAAAAGCAAACCTATTAGTGATACATATACTAGTAATGCATCAAAAGTAAAATTGTCAATTAAACTTAGTAAGATTAAATCTATCACAAAAAAAATGTTCACTAAAACATTGAGTGTAAATCAAAATAATATTCGAACATTAACTGAACGAGCATCAAGTAGAAAAAAATCATCTATGAAATCAACAAAAAGGTCTTCCAGAAAAAAAAGTAATTCGCAAACATTAAGACAAATTCGTTTATCAAGTAATAAAACAAAAAAAAGGAAACGATGTCCAAATGGAACGCGAAGAAATAAAAAAACTGGAAATTGTGAACCATATGATAGAAAATAATGAATGTATATATTATGGGAAAACTTGAACTTATAATATTCGGCGTATCGGGGTTTTTAGCGTTTAATGCTTATCATGATAATTATTATATTCAAAAAATTAAAGGTCATAAAAAAATGTTTGAAGTTGCAATGTATATATTTTTAGGATTTTCTTTTTATTTATTAATTAAACGCAGCCCTCACAGGTCGAAAGAAATGTTATCACAAGCATCAAATATAGTGAAATATTTGCCAATTGATAAGGGCGCATTTTCAATGGTTACACCTTTTTTAAATTTAACTGGTGCAAATATGCCAGATAATGATTATCGTGAACAACGTATATTACAATCGGGTGGTAATAATCATTTACCAGAACATCAAACAACACAACAAACAACACAACAACCAAGTGCAACAAAAAGAAGTGTGAGTGAAACTAAAAAGAAATGGGTCGCATCACAGCAAAATTGGACATGTAATCATTGCAATCAACAATTACCTGCTTGGTTTGAAGTAGATCATAAAGTTAGATTAGAGTATGGTGGTTCTAACCATGTAGATAATTTAGAAGCTTTATGTAGGGATTGTCACGGGAAAAAAACGGCAATGGAAAAATTTTAAAATAATATGTTTTTATATGAGTACAAACACATTATCTAGTATATTTGAATCCATAACCAATTTTTTAGATACTTATAAAAATCCATTACGATATATCTATGCATTGGTGTTGTTTATATTGATTATGTTTTTATTAAAGCACTTTAAAGCAACGCCTGTTTTTGAAGAAAATTATCCCGAAGTTTTTTCAGCTTCTATTGCAATATGTGGAGTTTTAATATTAGGATCAATATTATCATTAAGAAAATTGTTTGTTCAAACACCTGGTGACGATGTATCAGTTATCACACAAATTAAGGATTTTGGTAAAATGATTAGTATTTTTCTTCTATTTGGTGCACTTATTTATGGTATTCTCTATCTATTAGTAAGCAATTACGAATTTAGCTCATATATATTATTTTCAATCATTGTAATTGGTGTTATTATTGCAGGGTTAACATTTTATAAATATAAAGATAATATTTTACCAAAAGAGCAAACGAAAACAACACGAACATTTAGATTAATAAAAAATATTCTTTTATATGTTCCTTGTTTTTTGAAATACATTGGAACAAGAATGTATGAAGAATTAAAAACAGCACCTAGTGAAGCATATGTTTTATTAGGTCTCGAAGGTATGGCGATTACAATATATGTATTCTATGCAGCTATAAAAAATTATATATATAAAAATGCTATTCGTGATGGTAAACAATTATTAAGAGACCCAATTAATATTGATAAAAATGAAAATATTGGCAGCTACGATTCTTTACATAAAATTTCAGGAAAAAATGATGTATTTCAATACAATTATAGCATCAGTGCATGGATATATTTGAATCCAGATAGTACAACAAATAAATATGTATCTGTTTTAGATTATGGTAATAAACCCAAGATAGAATATAACCAATATAATCATAAGTTACGCATCCAGATGTTAAATGGTAAAACAAATATGAAAACCATTTATACAACAAGCAATTTTCCTTTACAAAGATGGAATCATGTTGTGATAAATTATAGTGGAAGTACTTTAGATATTTTCATAAATAATAAGTTAGTCGCAACAAAAACGAAGATAGTTCCATATATGTATTACGATAGTATTGTAACTGGTTCGAATGAAAATATCAGTGGTAAAATATGTAACGTCGTTTATTTTACAAAGACATTAAGCAAAAATAATATTCAACAAATGTATTTAATGTATAATAAAATTAACCCACCTATTTTATAGAAAATATTCTTTCAGTATATTATATAAATGGATATTAAAACTATCGTAATATTTGCTATTGTAGTTTTGCTTGTATTTTTAATTATACAATCAATGACGTCTAATGCGGGATTGTCATCATTATCTGATGCATCTGTTAAACAAACAATTAAGGCAAGTGATTTAGGAGGAGGAGAGTTACCAACAATGAATTTCAGTTATAGTATTTGGTTTTATGTAAAAGATTGGAATTATAAATATGGTGAACCCAAAATTATTTTTGGACGTTTAGATAAAAATAATAAACCTGCTCCTTCTGTTATTTTGTCACCAATGCAGAACAATATTCAGGTTGCAATGTCTGTATATCCTGCAAACAGAGGATCTAGTGAAGTAATCCATAATTGTGATGTAGCTAACATTCCTATTCAAAAATGGGTAAACTTAATGGTAAGTGTATTTAATAAAACCATGGATGTATACGTTGATGGTAAACTTGTAAGAACATGCTTATTACCTGGTTTACCAAGATTGGATAGTAATGCTGATTTAGCAATAACTCCTGCTGGTGGATTTTCGGGATTTACATCTAAGTTACAATTCTGGGAAAATGAAGCTGACCCACAACGTGCATGGAATACTTACAAAGCAGGATGGAGTGGCAATTGGTTAAGTTCGTTGATGAGAAAATACCAGGTTAAGGTAACTTTATTAGATAATGGGGTTGAAGAAAAAACCTTCACTATTTAGGTGAGTTTTAATCATTTTTCTAATGTTATATTATAAATATGGATGCTCTATATGGAAATGTTAATAATGCAATGAAAAGTAGCGGTAATTTTTTTGAATCCAATAGCATGGTAGCTAATTTTGCCTTTTTGATTTTGGTTTTAATTGTATTTTTGCTATTAATGCAAGTAGGTATTAATTTAATTCAGTGGATTTTATCACCTACGGGTAATCCACATTTAATAGACGGCATGATTGATGCAAAACAAATGATGATTTATGAACAAGATCCAAATGAAAAAAAATCAAAAACAATTCTACGTTCTTCGAATGAAAATGAAGGAATCGAATTTACATGGTCTGTATGGCTATTTATCGACGATATGGAATATAATAGAGGTAAGTTTAGACATATTTTTCACAAAGGCGAAGAAAAATCTAGTTCTATTGAAGGCGGTGAAACGAATGCTGGTATGAATTACCCCAATAATGCTCCTGGATTATATTTAACACCTGTGAAAAATAATTTATTAATTGTTATGAATACATTCCATAATGTTACCGAACAAGTAGAAATAGAAGAAATACCCGTTAATAAATGGGTAAATGTAATGATTCGTTGTGAAAATAGAACTTTAGATGCATATGTCAATGGTACAATTGTTAAACGTCATATGTTAACAGGTGTTCCCAGACAAAATTATGGTAATGTTTATGTTTCTATGAATGGAGGATTTTCTGGTTATACTTCTGATTTATGGTATTTTGATTATGGTTTAGGAACAACTGAAATCGATGGAATTCAAAAAAGAGGTCCGAATACAACAATGGTAGATAACAATGCTTTAATGGCAAAATATCCTAATTATCTATCATTCAAATGGTTTTTAGGAAATAACAATTAAGAATTGTTGGAAACATTAATTATTTAATTCAGTAAAAAAAAAATAATTCATTATATTATAATGAAAGCTCGTTCAGGTATCAATAGTGGTCGTCTTACTAACAATATGTCCGGAAATTGTGGCGGAGTAAAAAAGGCAGGTATTCCCAATGCTTCCAATTACCCTCACATTAGATCAAATGTTATTCAAGTACGTGCTCCTAATAAAATGCCAACCGAATGCAAAATTATTAAATCCATGCCTAAAATGCATATTCATTACAGCTATTAAATATGGATAATTTTTAAAATATGATATATATTGATTATATATATCATAGAATGTCATTTACTATTTGTCAATTAAATAGTATACCGCCAAATCCACCCAGAACATGGTCACGTTTTACATCTCCTTTTAATTTTAATACGATCCATAGTGAAAATGATTTGGATGAACGTCGCAAATATGAAATCTTACAGCACAAACATAATCAACATCAAGAATCATCTAAACAAAAGCTGGTTAATATTTTAAAAGGAACTAGTAAATGTAATAAACCATCGTGGACAATACAAAAACCCGGAACATTAACTAATCCCAATGTATTAAATTTACCGCGTATCGGAAATACATTGATTTATAATACAAAAATAAATCAATCAAAGTGTGTAAGTAGTACACGTTCTAATATTCCTGGTAAAGAAATATTACTATGCAAAAAAAATAACGTACCAATTACAATGCTATTTACAAAACGGAATTATCGTTAATATTTAAAGGGTTGTTTCGTCGTGTTTTTTTGTACGAGAAAATTCTACACGCGTTGATTTGATTTGATTACGTGTTTCACACATCAAAGGACCATCACAAACACCAAAAATGGATGACGCCTGCCATTTGTAATCTTTAGAATCGCTTGGTTGAACAATCACTTTTACATATTCACCTTGGACCAAGTATTTATATTGTTCACTAGAAACGCTAATTGCACTATGATGTGCAAAAATGTCAATGCCTTTTAGTTCACCTTCAAGTACCGAGATAAAACCATAACCAGATTTAGTGTTAAACCATTTTACCGAACCAACGCATTCAACAGAAGTTTCTTTTGGGATTTCAATACTAAGTGAAGTGCTGTTTTCTACTTCAGTTGAGGAACTCATTATAACCTTCTTTTTCGAAATATCTTTAAACCTTTTACTTTTACCTTTAATAAACAATCAGTGAAACGGTTATTAATGCTTGTAACATGGAAAATAACTTGGCAATATTTGATTTTGGATATACATCACCATAGCCCAATAAACAACCACTCGATACAGAAAAATATAGGCGATTGAAATATCGTTGCCATATAGGAGGTCTTATTTTATCAATTGTAATATCTTCATTTTCTACTTCTTTATTTGCTTGTTTTGTTTCGCTATCTATGACCTTATCCTTAATAATTGTTTTCTTTGCTTCCATTGTTTCTATATTTGTGAATTTTTCAAATATTGTAGGTGTTTCGGTAATATGATTTAATATTTTGTTGGCTTGTGGTATATCTTTAATATGCGTGTCTACATTTTTTGTTACTTTGTTTTCTATTTTACGTTTTAAAACTTCTTCCCGTATCATTTCTTGTATGGTATTTAAACCACTAAAGTGACTATCGTCTAAAAGTAAGTAAAGAAATGAAAAAAATACAATAATTATCAATAACATATACACTTTTGAATGAACGTATTTAGAAATATTAAGGGGAATAATCCTTAATGAATTTATTTTAGCCATAGTTATAATTTATTTAGAAAATTATTTATTTCTCGTGAAAACAATTAATTTTTAATATAAAATACATTCAATGAGTAGTAGATCAAATTCTTCCGCGAGAAATAGACGTGCCGGACCTAGTTCTAATATTCAAGACACTCTTACGAACAATCAAAATATAGGTTATACTAATATATCTAGTATGCAACAGAATACATCAAGTGTTAATAATGACATCGAAAAACAAGAACATAAATTGCTCTCCATTACACAAGCATTTATGTTAATTAATGGTAAAATTAGAAATTTGGAAACACAATTGGATGGTATGAATAAAATTATTGAAACACATAACGTCACTAAAAATATTAGTAGTAACGATAATTCTATTACACCACAGGTACCAAACTATGAAGAAATGAGCGATGTATCTGAATTCAAACAAAACATGGGTGATGATTTTTATGAACAAGATTCAAAAATGTCTAATCAAGCTCAAGACGATAGTGATCAAAACATGAATATGGTAGAACCTTCATTAATAAATGTTATGAATGATAATCATTTAAATAATGATTTTGATAATAAAGTAATGTTTGATGAAGTGAAATCGCGCGAAGTTGCACAAGATGTAACTAATAATGCATTACAAAATTATGACGAAAAAATAAGCGAATTAGATAGTAAAGGTTCCAAACTAGAAGTCGAATACAATAAACTAAATACCAAAACAAGTGAAATTTCTAATAAATTAAATTCCATTGAGCAATTAATTCAAAACATCGAGAAAATAAACGTACAACTTCCTGTATTTATGGAATCTGTTGAATCCCGTTTTGAAAATCTAAAACTAACCAATAGCAGTAATGAAAGTTTGGTAAGAGATACAATGGAAAAAGTTGATGCTAATCTAAATAAATATAACGATAAACTAGAAAATGTAAAGGGAACAATGTCAAATATGCAGGAATATGCTGTTTCTCTTCACAATTTAGTTATAAATCGTTTTGATAAATTGGTTGAAGAAAAATATATACCAAAACATTTGGACCAAAATGTAGATGTGGAAAATAATATTGAAGATGCGGGGAAAAAAGTTCTTTTTGATATGAAAAAAAATGAAACAACTGAAATCGAAAATTGTTTAGAAAATAAGGGTAAAGGCGATTTTAATATCAATGAATATGAAGAACCCAATAATACAGAAACATTAGAAAGTTCAATAGAGAGAGATTTAGTTGAAACAATGAACTCAGAAACATTAGAAAGTTCAAATAATTTTCAAGAAGTTGAAACAATGAACTCAGAAACATTAGAAAGTTCAAGCGATTTTCAAGAAGCAGGTTCTAAAAAAAAGAGAAAAAAGAATAAAAATACAATGAAACTTGAAGTAGATAGTGAAGAACAAGAATCTTCTGTATCTGCTTAAAGTTAATGTAGACATTTTAAAATTAATAAATATAAAAATTGATTTTTTAATATAATAATTTTATTATTTTAATAAAAGATGAAGTTGGTTATTGAAGACGTCAAAAAAAGCGAATGTTTTCAAATTATTTTTCAAAACATTCGTACGTTCAGCGATAAATATTGCATAAATTTTAATACTGACCATGTTTACCTACAAGGCATGGACGATTCGCATGTTGCTATTTTTGAAGTTATGCTAAAAAAAGAATGGTTTAAAGAATATGAATGTGAAACACCATTTAATATTGGTATTCATGGTTCTATTTTCAGCAAGATGTTGGCTACACGCGACCCTATTCAGCACATTGTTATGAATTGTGAAAATGATAATCCTGATAATATGGATTTATCATTTATGCATCCATCGAATAGTTTTGATAAACATTTTCAAATGCCATTGATCGATTATGATTCTGAAATGATGGTTATTCCTCCATGTGATTACATCGTAAATATGGAAATCGAATCAAAAGATTGGAAAAAAATAGTTGATCAATTATCTAATTTCGGTGATAGTATACATTTTGCTTGCAAAGAAGATAGCGTACATTTACTTTCAGGTGATATTGAGGGCAAAATGGATATCAATATTTTATCCGATAAAATAGAAACATATGAAGTTGACGAAGGGTGTGATATGAATGCACACTTCCAATTACGTTATTTACAAACCATGGCAAATTTTCAAAAAATAAATAAATATGTAAATATTATGATGTCCGAAGAGATTCCTTGTTGTTGCAAATTTAATTTGGATCAGGATAATTATGTTCAGTTTTATTTAGCACCTCAAATAAATGACTAATATATATTACGTTAAATCTATATAAAATTATTATGCTTTATTTTTATTATGAACAAATACATATACATAGTTACTATTTTTCTATTTGTAGCGTTTGTGTATATACATGTATTATTTCATTTGAAAGTAAATAATTTAATTAATATACAGAGTATAGAAATAACTGGAAAAGAAGATTTTGAAGAACAATGTAATAATCGGTTACCTTTTATTTTTCATTTTCAAAATGATTCTTTTCAAAAGGAGTTTTCACAAATAAATTTGCAAGAAAAGTATAAATCTTTTGATTTATATAATATAACATCTAATGCACCAAGTGCTATTCAAGATATAGTTAAAGAAAATGAATTTATCAGCTACGATAACCATAGTTTTCTTGAAGAAAGCGATTTGATAAATATTTTAATTAAAGAAGATAGCTTTTTGAGACCTACGTTTACTTGCTATAAAAATTACGATTTACTTTGCGGGAAAAATATTAGTTGTAATTTTAAAAGTTCGTTATTTTTTAGACATTTTTTATATGTTGTCGATGGCGAATTAGAATTATATTTATCTCCTCCCAAGAGTACCAAATTTTTTAATTATTGCTACAACCATAGCAATTTTGAAAACGAAACTTATATGAATCCTTTTGATGAAGAAACCCAGAAAAGTATAGCATTTGATAAAATAAAACCGGAAAAGGTTATATTGAAAAAAGGGGAAGCTATATTTTTGCCATCTTCGTGGTATTATAGTTATAAAATGACTGATATTACAAATATAATTTGTTTTAAATATAGAACTTTTATGAATATGGTGGCATTAACACCTAATTATATAAATTACGCGTATAATCGTATCAATAATGATGATAAATGTAAAAATGAATAATCTAAATTATATTTTTATTTATTTTTAAGTAAATATTAAATCCATTAATTCTTTTTCTGTTATATGTTTTTGAAATGATAAAATATAGCATATATCAAAAATATAAGATTCTTCGCCACCTCCTTCAATATCTAAATCTAATATGTATTTGACACAAAATTCTGGGGTTAATGTTTGTGTTGCCAAAAGTATTTTTTCATCAAGATGATTTTCCACAATATTTTGTTCGAGAATATCAATAGAATATTTATATCTATTATTGAGTAAATCGGTATTTGTTACTTTCATTGTTATATTACACCCTTTGGTATTTAAGCCATTTCAATTTTTTACACAATTGAACGCCTAAAAACCAAGACAACGAAACATTAATAAATTTCCATAACTAAAAATAGTTAAAAATAGTTAAATAGTTTCTATGTTATGCAAATTTTAAAATTGAATTTAATGTTTACTTATTAATTAATTTCAATATAACCTAACATTAATAATAATGCAAGAATATAAGATTGTTTACGAAGATAGAACATTAACTTCTTGGAAAATAAATGAATATAAAACATTAGATTATGTTGATTTGATCGATTTTTGTCCCGTTCAGAATAGATTACTTCATGGCGATGTTTTTGAATATGATTCCAATACAAAAAAAATGAATATTACACATTCGTGCATTCGTAATGCAGCAAGTATGCCAGGTGTTCTTATTCTAGAAAATAATAAAATGTATGGAAAAGAGAAAACTAAATGTTTATATAAATGTTTACCTGATGACAAACGTATCCCACCATTTCTAATACCATATGAAATTAAAAGGTTAGGATTCAATAAAAAAATGGTAAATAAATATGTTAATTTTAAATTTCTTAAATGGGATTCAAAACATCCTATTGGAATGTTAACTCACACTATTGGTGATGTTAATGTATTAGAAAATTTTTATGAATACCAGCTATTTTGTAAAAGTTTATATGCATCTATACAAAATTTTAATAAATGTACCACGAAAAGCATTAAATCACTTGGTTATGAACCAGAAATTGTATTACAGAATATTGTAAAACAACATCCAAATATTGAGGATAGACGGAATAATTATGTATTTACAATTGATGGTAAAGGAACCCAAGATTTTGATGATGCAATTAGTATTCAGCAATTAGACGATGGTAATATTATTATTAGTATTTATATTACCAATGTTTGCATATGGATGGATCATTTGAATTTATGGGAATCTTTTGCGAATCGCATTTCTACAATTTATTTACCTGATAAAAAAAGACCTATGTTACCTACTATTCTTTCAGATATATTATGTAGTTTACGTGAAAATCAAGAACGTATTGCATTTACAATGGATTTGATTATAAATGAAAATAAAATTATTGATATTCGATATAGCAATTCGTTAATCAATGTCAAAAAAAATTACTTGTATGAAGAAGAAGCTCTTCGTAATTTAGAGGATTATAAATTTGTATTAAAAACTGCACGTGGTTTGTTACCCAATCATAAGTTTATCAATAATATTAAAACGAGTCATGATTTAATAGCTTATTTAATGGTAATCATGAATCATTTTTGTGCGAAACATTTTGAACCATATAATAATGGAATTTATCGAGGTTCCGTATTTCACGAAGTGAAAAATAATATTCCTAAAGAACTTCCCGAAGATGTCTATAATTTTATGAAAATATGGGGTACAACATCTGGTCAATATGTATTAGGTAAATCGCCACACGAAGTGTTGGAATTGGATGCATATATTCATATCACATCTCCAATTCGTCGTTTGGTAGATTTACTTAATTTAATGAATATTCAAATGAATATGAAAATATATGAATATTCAGATAACGCCAAAGATTTTTATAAATTTTGGATAAATCAAATCGATTATATTAATACTACAATGCGTGCAATTCGTAAAGTACAAACAGAATGTACGTTATTAGAATTATGTACAAACAATCCGGAAATACGTAGTACCAAATATGATGGATATTTGTTCGATAAAATTGTTCGCAATGACGGGTTGTTTCAATATATGTGTTATATTCCTGGATTAAAATTAGTTTCTAAAGTCAATTCTCAAATAGACAAACAAAATTTTGATTGTTCATTGTTCCAGATATTCTTGTTTCAAGATGAAAATAAAATGAAACAAAAAATTCGTATTCATTTGTTAGAATAGTTTCTATCATAATTATATCGGATTAGTTTGAGAATACATTTTAATGTACGTTTTTAATTGTGCTTTTACGAAAATTTTCAATGGTGGTATAGTGTTGCAAACAGATATTAATGAGTGCGTTTGTTCATAATGTTGTACAGCTATATATATTGATTTCATGATAAATTCATCATCATTCCATTGGTCATATGGTTTATTTGGATTACAATAAGCTACATTTTTTGCCTGAACTATTAACTCTTCAAGAGTTCGACCATTCATAAATGGCATTTTATTATTCTCTTTTTTTATTTTTTTAAAAAGAACTAATATTTTCACATTTGAATATTTTTACAATTATTATGTCGTATATTTTTTTTATCATTCTATAGTATAATGAAAATTGCCAAAACTATTAGAAGTTTATGCACGCCAGCTTACATTTATTTCTTTATATCTATGTTTGCGTTAGTATTGATGCTAACACAAAATATGATGGGTGAAAGCGATAGATATTGTTTAGGTGTTTACAGCTGCCCCTCGCAAAATAATGCGTCTATTTTTATAGCCAAGATTTTGTACATTGTATTTTGGACTTTTATCTTGAATTCAATCTGTAAAACAGGGTTTACAGGAATTTCATGGTTCTTAGTTTTATTTCCTTTTATTTTTATGTTTGTTGCATTGGGTATTATGATACTACGAGGACAACATTTAGAAGGAATGCATAATATGGATCATAAAAACATGATGCCTCCCGTCGAAGAAGAAGAAGACCAATAAAATTAATCATATAATCGTATATCAAATTTATGAATATAATCTCTAAATATTGCGTCCTTTTGATCATGGCGCAATGTTTGAATAAATTTATATACATCGTATTTACTTCTCAGCGCACTTTTTGGAATGCGGTCAACATATACCCAAGAAATAGAATTGTTAGGAAAATTATTTGCACACATTCGTTCTGGTAGGAATTGCCATTCATCTCTTGATAAAAACGTTTTGATGAACATTCGATTGTAATCTGTTGAATGCAATCTTCGTGTGGTTACAAATTTATATTTTACATAGTTTTTTAGAATTTGTGAAGAGAAAAATCTCCGTTTTATGAATCTATTTATCCGTTTACCCGCACTTTTCCGCAGATATTCAGATATTTCCCGAGACATTTTGTCAAAAGGCACAATATTAGGTACGTATTTGACTATTTCATACATTACGTGAAGAGAAACGTTATTCATATCCAAAATTATAAATAGAAAATATTTTTTATTTATTATTCATACTAGTAATCAGATATTAACTAATAGTATATTATTAAATATACAATGATTGATTGGTTGCTACATATTTCAACGTTTTTTCGGTAATGCCATTAAATGTGTTCGCCAATTGAACGTTACCTAAAATATTGCATGCAGATTCAAGCTCTAATGAAATGTGATTTATTTTCAACAACGCCTTAACAAATTCTCCAATAAATACTTCTTTTTCTTCTTGCAATGAGAATAATATTTGTTTACATTCTTGTTCAGTTTCTGCGTTTATCCAATCCATAACTTCCTGAATAATATCAAATTGCAAATCTTCTTGATAAACATCACTATACTTGTCAATGCAATTTGTATTTAATTCACCAATATAGTCATTTAATATCAAATTATTTGTATTGGATCGCTGCATTTTCATGTCTTGATTTACTTTAATGGGTGTAAATACACTCAAAATACCAGCGATTTCACTTAAACTAAAGTTATTCATCTTATTTTCATATACATGTTCACCCAAAAGCAAACCAGGACCCTCTTTAATCATCGAACAAATTTCACCCTTAATCGTCAATTTGTAAGTATTATTAGTGATTTCAATACATCCACATTGTTCCAAGAAATTTAGATAATGGTTCATTGTATTCTGTATGTAACATTCACCATATTCCAATTGATTTTTCAGATTTATCAGTTCATTCTTTGTTTTCATTAAATTGTCGTATTGTTGAAGCAATGGTTTCCATCTTTTTCCGTAATTTGCCTCAATATTTTCCATACTACGTTGAGCAACCTTACGTTTTTTATTTTGAAGTCCAGATAAGGTTATTTTAATATTATTATACTCTTCGAGTGCACCCATATCGTTGGTATTTAATAATGTTTCTCTTTTTTGGTATGTTTCATTGCACTTCTCAAACTCTTCCTTTGTATGTTGTGTTTGTTTTTGAATCTCGTTATATAACATACTTTTACTAATATGACCTGTTAGATTATCACTATCGGTTTCATGAATATTTTGAAAAATACTCAAAAGCAAATTACAATTAATGGAAAATTTAGATACTAATGTTTGTGGAATTCCAGACAACATTTGTTTCATTTCATTAGTTGTTGGCGTATTCTGACGATACATATTCATGCAATGAATAACATGACCTATTTTATCCAAACCACGCCGCCCTGCTCGACCTGCCATTTGCGTATATTCATGACTATACAAATGACGCATGCCCGAAGTTTCAGAACTGAATTTTGATACACCTGTAAATATAACTGATTTGGTCGGCATATTTAATCCCACAGCAAACGTCTCGGTTGCAAACAACAATTTGATAAATCCTTTGGCAAAAAGAAGTTCAACCATTTCGCGTAAAATCGGCATAACACCACTATGATGAATAGCTATACCTTTGGAAATTAGTTTTACCATTTTTTGATATTCGGGCAAATTCAAATATTCCTTATAATTTGGAAGCTTACGAATAATGTGTTCACACTCACGTTCAATAACTTCAGGTACCGGGAACATATCGTCAATCACAATTTCACCAATTCCGTCGGCATATTTCTCTACATTCTTTCGTGAAAATACAAACGCGATTGCTGGAAGCATTTCATTATTTTTACAATGTTTGACGACTTGGTTTAATACAAAATTAGGACTAATAAATGTTTTATGTTTTTCTATTTTTTGTAACAAACGATGACTTTTCAAATAGGATTCTTCGTGATATCCTTTGCCTGGACTACGTATTGGCATTAAAACATCCATTTGTTTTCGCGTTTCTTCGATTTCGGACTTTGTCGATATTTGCTTATACAAATGTTCAGGTGCTGTCACATATAAATGATGATGCAAAGGAACAACTCGATGATCAGTTGAAGCCAAATATACATTTTTTGTTTTCTTTTGATCTTCGCACCATTTCGCAAATTTTTCTGGTTTATCAATAGTTGCCGATAACATTACCATTTGTATTTGATGTGGTAACATCATAATTGTTTCTTCCCAGACCTTTCCCCTATCTTTGTCATTAATATAATGAATTTCATCAAAAATAACACACCCCAAATCATTTTCCATGTCCATTTCAAACATTAATAGTTCATTTGATTTTTCATTTTTATAATTTTGCAAATAAAGTGTGTTTTGTAATATTTCTGTAGTCATAATTAATACGTCTGCTTCAGGATTGAATTTAATATCTCCTGTTAAAATGCCAAAACTAATATCAGGGAATGCTTTACTGAACTCATAAAATTTTTGATTGGATAAAGCTTTAATAGGACTTGTGTAAATCACCTTTTTCCCTTGTTTAGTAAAATGCTTAATTGCAAATTCAGCAGGCAATGTTTTACCTGAACCTGTATGTGCTGTTACCAATACATGTTGTTTTTCCACAATACCTTGAATTGCATATTTTTGAAAATCACTCAATTGAAAAGGAAAATCTTCAAAATATTCAGTATATTTAGAAATTTCTTCATTTTCATCATAAGGTTTATTGCAAATTTTTACCATTGTTAATATTATATTCATTACCTTATTATATTCTTTTTCAATTTTCTTATTTTTTATTTCTAATGATACTTCATATGGACGAAGATAATAGCGGAATATCAAAAAAAACAGGGTTCGTTGAACATGTATTTGAATTTAAAGAAGATACCAAAAACGACCTATTAAATATAGGCCAATATTCTTTATTATCGATATTGCCTGTTATTGGATTGAATAAATTAATGAAAAATTATATCCCCGATATTGATGATACTAAAGGAAGTTTAGAAATAGTTATTGAAATTATTGCACAGGTATTGGTTATTTTTATTGGATTGTTTTATATTCATCGTATTGTAACATTTGTACCCACATATAGTAAAGATAGTTACCCACCTTTTCATATGACAAACATTGTTTTGGTTATTTTATTCATAACTCTTAGTTTGCAAACAAAACTAGGCGAAAAAGGAAATATTTTATACGAACGAGTTATGGGACTTATAAATGGCGAAGAAAGTTTGAGAGAAAAACAACCCGTAGTTAGACAACAACAACAACACCCTAGTGGAGTATTGCCACCACCAGCTGTAACACGTGACTCACAACAAAATCAACAACTTCAAAATCAAAATAATATGGGACCAAGTTTAGGAAGTACACCTATATCAAATTCACCGAATTTTGATCAAATGTATCAACAAAATCCTACACCCTTAGTAAATGCAAATTCACCTGCTCCCCAACAAATGGGACCACCACCTTTGATGGCTGCAAATGAAGCTTTAGGTGGTTCTGCTTTTGGATCTATGTTTTAAAAAAAAAACTTAGTTTAGTATATAATGGCTGATACTGAATCAACCCCTCTAGTAACTGGAAATTCAAGTGACACAAGCTTTCAAGGTTTAGAAGAACATTTGACCCAATGTTTCGTAAATTGCATTGCTCGTAAAAATGCTGCTCAACGCAGTTATAATAAAATTAGTAACCTGGGAAATAGTGCTAGAAACTGGATGGGAACAAAAAAAGACAAAGAAACAGGCGAAGTTCTCTCAACACCTGGTCTAAAAACCGATATTTCTTCCAAAGAACAACGCGAAGCAGCCATTCGCAGCGCTTTACAAAAAGTAATGGCAATGGAAAATTTGGCCGACCTTAAAGTAACTGGTGCATTAAGTAGTGCTTTTTCAACAAACATGGGAAGTATGGGTCGCATGTTCTCACGTAAAAGAGCCGATGGAGGAAAACGCAGAAGAAGAAAAACAAAAAAAAACAAAAGAAGTAAAAAATCGCGCAAACATTAAATCTTCAACGACATAAAGAAAATTTACAAACAATATAAAGTTAAATAATAATAATATTACATGAGCGATTTATTATTATTATTTTTATTACCTATTTGCGTAGCAGGGTACACATTTAAACAAGAACGTGCTTCTGCTAAAGCAGCGCGAAAGTTGGCAATGATTCATAATGTATTCGATTTTGAAAATCACCCTGGTGAAATGATTCGGAAATTTTATGGTACATCAATTGGTGTTGAGTGGTCGTATAGTGAATTTATGAATAATATCAAAGAAGATAATATTGGAGCTGTTTCTTTTTTAGCTGATAAAAATCATGCAATTGCAATTGATAATATATTGGGTGATGATGGAATTATAGAAAGTACAAATTTGCACAATGTACAAATTTTACCCGACTCATATCAAAATATGTTAGATGCTGTTACAGATTATAATATTAATACCGATATGTTACCAGTTCCAATAAATCCATTAAGTGAACTTATTGGTACAATGGGTAAACTCTTCGTAGATATAGGAGGTTTTATATTTATGTATTTGCTATTTACTTTTATTGTTAATAACATTAGTGGTAGAAATGGCGGAAATCCAATGAATATGATTACACAACAATTTAATGAAAATACAGGAACTCTTGTTAATGCAAATAATCTTAACGTTACTTTTGCTGATGTTGCTGGATGCGATGAAGCTAAATTTGAATTGACAGAAGTAGTTGATTTTTTGAAAAATTCTACCAAATATGATATTGCTGGTGCTAAAGTCCCACGAGGTATTCTGCTAGAGGGAAGTCCTGGCACAGGTAAAACACTTTTAGCTAGAGCTGTTGCATCCGAAGCAGGTGTTCCATTTTTAAGTGTAAGTGGTTCTGAATTTATCGAAATGTTTGTAGGCGTAGGGGCAGCGCGTGTGAGAAGTTTGTTTGAACGTGCTCGTGCAAATGCACCATGCGTCATTTTTATTGATGAAATAGATGCAATTGGACGTCAGCGCGGAGCTGGAATTGCCGGTGGTAATGACGAACGTGAACAAACGTTAAACCAAATTCTAACCAATATGGATGGTTTTGAACAAGGAGATAATATTGTTATTTTGGCTGCTACAAATCGAATCGATATTTTAGACAATGCATTAACACGACCAGGACGTTTTGATAGAAAAGTGAGTGTTCCATTGCCCGATTACGACGGCCGCATTCAAATTGCAAAAGTTCATTTCAAAGACAAACAATTGGACGAATCGGTTGATTTTGAAGAGCTTGCTTCACTTACACCTGGTTTTTCAGGTGCAGATATTGCCAACTTGGCCAATGAAGCAGCTATCGTTTCGATTCGTTTTAATAGAACATCAATTGATCGCACCTCCCTATTAGACGCATATGAAAAAATTACTATTGGATTGAATTCTTATAGCCAAGAAACAGACGAATCCATTATTGAACTTGTGAGTTATCATGAAACCGGACATGCTTTAATGGCTGCATTATTTCCTGCATTTTTCGATGTACGTAAAGTAACCATTAATGCTAATAAAAATGGTGCAGGTGGATATACACTTTTTACGCCCAAAGAACGCTTTCAAAAATACGCAACCAAAAAATTCATGCTGGCCAATTTGATTATTGCATTAGGAGGGCGTGCCGCGGAAGTACATTTGAATAGACAAAAATACAATGCTTCTAGTTTCGATAGTCAAATATTCCGTGGATTTCATGACTTGGATATAACAACTGGTGCTTCCAATGATTTATTTCAAGCAAATAAGATTGCTCGTGATTACATTACGAGGTATGGTTTTGGCGAAGATTTTGGAATGTATGACGAATCTTCGAATGACGAATTGCCATTTGTAGGGAAAGAAATGGGTATGTCTTCACGTAAAATGAGCGATTCTACAAAATATGATGTAGACCAACAAGTAAAACATTTGGTGAATTTTGCTTATAAACGCTCCTATGAATTAATTACCATTTATAAAGATGCATTTGGTGAAATAGTGGAAGAATTAACAGACAAACGCGTTATTAGTGGAATAGAAATAACAAATATTATTAATAAAGAAGAAACAGAAATCACTATTGAAGGTGAGTAGCATAGTCATAATATATTAAATTTTTTTGCAATTTGATATATTAATTAGTAAATTAGTAAATGTATATTTATTTAACGTTTGACACGTTCAAATATCACATTTCTTACTACATTATCGATTTTGTTAATGGAGACAACCGCATTATTTCCATTATCATCGGATACATAAAATGTATAGGTTGTTCCTAAGTCATAGTATCCACCGGTTGCAACACTAAGTGATGAACCAGTATATGTTTGAGCGTTATGGTTAGTACCCAATGAAATAGTTATACTTTCCTGAACTGACCATTTTGGGTCTGTTGTGGGATATGCTAAACTCTGCCAGGATACCCAACCTCTTGATTCATTATTAGAATCCAACAATGGTACGATAAATTCACCAGATATAATATTTTCGTTTTTTACATAATCTTGACCTTTGAAACCAATTGAAGTATAGTGATATACATTCTCGATGCTCTCAATTACCAAATTTCTTACTACATTGTCGATTTTGTTAATGGAGACAACCGCATTATTCCCATTATCATCGGATACATAAAATGTATAGGTTGTTCCTAAGTCATAGTATCCGCCGGTTGCAACACTAACTGCTGAACCAGTATATGTTTGGGCGTTATGGTTAGTACCCAATGAAATAGTTATACTTTCCTGAACTGACCATTTTGGGTCTGTTGTGGGATATGCCAAATCCTGCCAGGATACCCAACCTTTTGATTCATTATTAGAATTCATTAATGGTACGATGAATTCACCAGATATAATATTTTCGTTTTTTACATAATCTTGTCCCTTGAAATCATTCGAAGTATAGTGATATTTACCATATATACTGGATGAAGAACCTTCTTCTAATTTAACACTAACTGATTTAGAATCTACCATACCACGTACCACGTCTCGCTTAACTTGAGGTCTAAGTTTAAACATTATAAAGTATATTAATATTATAATATTAACAAAAAAAATCATTCTATAAGTTGTTCATTACTCCGTGACTATAACCACCTGCGTTTTTTAGATTTATATCTATATTGTTGTCTTCTTTTTCAATATGTAATTGGCGATTCTTACTTTCAAAATCAAGTGTTAAATTTTTAAAAATATTTTTGCCATTGTAGCCAAAATCAAAATTTTTGTTTCGATTACTTTCATTATCATTTAACTTAAAATAGTTAAAAATACTTTATTAGTATAACTATATGCAAATATATGTTAAAACAATTACTGGTAAAATACTTACACTGGAAGTGGAACCCAGTGATACAATTGATATTATCAGACAAGAAATTCATATTAAAGAGGGTATCGAAATTGACCAACAGAGGTTTATTTTTAATGGTAAACAACTAATTGATGGGTTCACTATCGCCGATTTAAATATACAAAAAGAAAACATTATCCATTTGGTATTACATTTGCGCGGAGGTATGTAAAGTATAAAAGTGTAAAAAATTTATCTTTTTCGCATTTTTCTTGTTTTTTTACGTCCATATTTGCAATGTTGTTTTTGCGAAAAACCTTTCGGACGTTTGCAGTTAATGCTCTTTTTGTATTTCAATGACCATTTTCTCCTTTTTGTTTGTTTGCTTCTTTTTGTTTTACGACGTGTTTTTCCTCCAAATAATCCAAAACGTTTTTTCTTTTGTTTCTGTTGTTCCAATAATTGTTTGCTGGCTTTTGCGAAATCACTCGCATCATTTTGTAAATTGTCCGATTTAAATGCTAATTCACGTGTTTTATCGATATTTTGTTTCATTTGGTTGATTGGAACATATTGTTGTGGTTGTTGACTTTTGACGTGTTGTTCATTTAATATTTCTTTTAAAGGGCGAATATTTCTTTTGCTTTCTGGTGTTATTTTAATAATATTTATTGCATTATTTATCATATTTGTATCCCTACAATGCTTTTGATTCTTGCCGGACGATCTAGTTACTTTACTCATTAACGTTGAACTTCGGACTCCGTCATAAAAATTCATATAATGACTCCACTCTAATTTTACATTTTCTATTACCTTGCAACTTTCATCACCTGTTGTCGTTGGTTTACATGTGCCTATATTTTCATTCGGTGTCATTTTTTGATTTCCGTCACATTTACTTGAATTGTTATATTTTAATTCATGGTTACAGGGTAAAACAATTGCTGATTTATTTAATATACTAGGATTAATTTCATTGGCTATTTCTTTCAATGTCTGGCTAGTACGTTTTAAATCACTAACAAATGAAAAATGAATATCCTTATTTTTCAATAAAGATTTCAATTCTTTACCCGAATTTTGCGCTTGTTTGCGACCTTCGGGAGTTAAACTTGTATTTTTTTTGGAAAAAGCTTTGCCCATACCTTTCAACACATTGTGTTCGGCTTGACCATGGCGAATTAAATAAAATTCATAACTATTGTTATCCCCAGTTAGATTAAAATGCTTGTTATTATTTAATAATGTTTTCGGATGAAATTCTTGTATTTGATAATTTCCTTGTTCGGCCTTACTATCTTTTGTACCTGGTTTTACATAATAAATATAATCAGGTTTTTCTTCATCAATAGTTCCATTTGCTAATAATTCTATTTTTACAGACATTTGAGAAATAGTCATTTTCATAACAGATGCATTTTGAAAACGATGTACTAAATCTTTGCTTCCACCAATAGAACCCATATCCGAATCACTACTATATTCTTTATCCGTTACACCTGAATCAGAAGATAATGATACCGGTTTTCCCGTAGTATTTTCCATTAAAAAGTCGTGTAAAAAACATCTTAATCTACCTTGATGTGTTACGATGATTGAACGAATCGTTGTCATTATAATAATTATATATTATTTATATTTCTAAAAATAATATACAAATTTCATTACGTTATGTGATAATTATTTATTTCACCAAAGTTTTATTTTTACTATAGCCATTTTTCCAAATATGATTTTTGAACAAACGAGCTATTTTATTTTGCGGGTGCAATGTTTCTGATTTCATATTGTTCGCACGAACTACCTCGTGATTTTTCATTAAAATATTATATAAAAATGATTCACCATAAGGTACTAAAGTGATTGTTTCATTATTTACCATATCTTCAGCCGGAATGTATTTACCGCGGATGATTACAGAATGTTTTTTGCTCATAATTGTATCGCGATTTGGTACATTTTCATGTAAACAACCTTTTTTAAAGCATACTAATTCTGATTCTTCATGATATGTTTTAGTTATTCCTAAAACTCTTTTTCCTGCAATAGTATGTTTACCAGCTTTAATTAGTTGAATAGGAATTTCACCTCGATCAGTTTGTATCATTGTATTAGCAGCAAAACATATCCAACTTGGAATGACAAAAGACATCGTAATAATTCCATTACCATGGTTTGTTCCTTGTTTTAATTCTACATCATTTGCTAATTCATATGCATATGATGAACCACCGCCTCCACCAGCACCATCACCACGTGAGTCAACATTCGATGCGGCTCCTCCGCCTCCTCCGTAATAACCACCTCCACCACCACCTCCGCTATCATAAGTCACCGAATCTGTTTTACCACCATTACCACCTTGTCCTAAAGAACCATTTGTCCCCCATGAATTTTGTTTGGAAGAACCATTTTGTCCTCCAATACCACCATCTGCTTGGGAACCACCAGTTCCACCTTTTTGGTTGCCCGTGTTTGAATCATCATTTCCATTTTGACCATAATTATTTCCTCCATTACCTCCATTTCCACCTGTCCCACCTTGAGGATCACTTCCACCACCTCCACCTCCACCAGCTACTAAAATTCGGTCGCTTAATCCAATACCATTTACACGAATATCACTTGCACCCCCACCACTTCCTCCTGGATCACCAAAACCACCTGCACTACCTCCACCATTAAATCCACCCCCAACCATAGTATTTACATTTGCATCGCTTTTCGATACCCCATTCTTACCGACACCGCCTACAAAAAAATACATGGTTTCACCATTACTTACATCTATATCTCCTGTTATGTTTGCACCAAAACCTCCTTGACCTCCGAAATCACCATTCCCACCTGATGCTCCGTTTAATTCAACATGCATTTGATTTATTCCAAAAGGAACCACATATGAAATAGGTTCGCCGGTATAGCTAAATGTTTTAGAAAATGACATATATATATAAAGTATTATGATAAAAGATTTATTTAAAAATAATATTAATATTATTTAATAGTAATAGTAATGAGTAATGCAGATGTACTACTAAAAGCACTTGAAAATGATGATAATAATTTCATTTTAAATCATACAACCGAAAAAATAGAAAAATCAAAAAAAGAACTTTTCGAAGAATTAAATTTGAATAATGAAGAAATCGAAGATTTTATGAAGAAGCTTGAAGATTATATTTATATTAGTGAAATTCCTGAAATTGTACTGGGATGTTATATGAGGTGGGTTCCGTTAAAAGATCCTGAAAATATATTTTTAACACGTGGGGCTATGATATGTGATATTAATATATGCAAAAAAGGGACGAGTATTGTTTGTACTAATCGTAATAAAAAATATATGCAAATAAATATGGACGAAGCGCTTATTTTTCGTAAATTAACTCCACAAGAAAAAATACTGCTAAGTGCAATGAATTATTTAAAAAGTGATAATAAAATTTAATTCTCAATGGTTTATATGAGCCACTATACATTTTATATGGATGAAATTATAAATAAAAACTATTTATTTCAAGAAAAAATAAAGGAAGAATCACTATTTTCATATGATTATTATAATTTAACTTCTATTGCACCTGCCTTTACATCAAATAGCTATACTTTAATATGCCATAATACTAATGCATGTATGTATCAGAAATACATAACTAAATATAAGCAACGTGGACGTTCTTTTCACATAAAATAAAAAACATATAAATATTGTAAAGTTTACAATAGTTTACCAATTAGATTTGCATATGCTGATTCTTTTAATGTAAGTTCGCACGAATATTCATATTTAGTTTTAATTTCATTTATTGTATAGTCGTCGTTATTTATTTCATATTGGTTTAGAACTTCTTCAATGTTATGTTTTAGTTTCATATCGCAAATAATAGTATCGTCGTTGCAATTTAAAGCATTACCAATTCGAATTACTCTATGATTATATGGTTGCATAATTTTTGTCCAACCATCACGAGTTGAAGCGCGTACACGCATTAAAGATTCTATTCTTGACATGTTGTTTTGTTATTTAACATTGATTTTAATAGTTAGATTAAAATCAATTTTTTATTTTATTCCAAATATGCTTTTACAAATTCATCTTTTGTCATAATACTAATATTTAATGATTTTGCTTTTTCTACTTTACTAGACCCATCGTCATGTGATTTTACCAATAATGCAAATGTATTTTTAGAAATTGATGTGCTTTGATTTACATTGTATTTGTTTTTCAAACCATTTATAAATTCTTCATCCCTAAAACCTGTCATGACAATATGTTTTTGAAACAATACATGATTAATATCATATTCCTTTTCTATTTTTTCACTTGTTTCTAATTTATATGTTAATTTGCAATTTTCCAAAAATGCAGTAAACTCGCCTATACGTTCTACAAAATTGGTAGCACTTTTCTTGGCAAGTGATTTTACGTTTGCAAGTTTTTCTATTTTTGCTTCATTTGATTCTTGTGAGACAATTATTTCAGGATATCCTTCTAATATCGCTTCAAATTTTTTAGTACCAAAACCATGCTCAAATTTGTTCGATGCAGTCATCAATACTGGCAATTTCGCTTTTTCTAATTGTGCTTTTATTCCTGTTGATAAATTTGTTGCTGTTTTTTCTTGTATTCCGTCTATTTTCATGAAATCATCTTTTGTCATTTCCAAGATTTTGCAAATACTTCGATACCCTCCTTTCATTAACTTGCGCACCGTTCCTTCACTTAATTGTTTTACTTTTAACGTTTGAAAAAACATAGTAATGTTTTTTTCTAATACCTCATCATTTTGATCTTTATCTTCCAAAATAATATCTACATGAGTACTATTCCAATAATATTTTTCATCAGGCATTTTTGGTTCTTCTGCCGGTTCGATTACCTCCTGAATATAAGGAATCACGTCACCACTACGAATAATCTTTACCATTGCACCTAAATTTAATTTCTTTGCTACAACAAATGCAGCATTAAAAGCAGTAGCATATTCAATTGTAACACCTCCCAATTCGATTGGTTCTATACGTATACGTGGTTTTAGATAACCATCTTTACTAGGGGACCATAATACATCGACAATTTTAGCTTCTGCAACTTGGTCTGTTAATACCATCTTAAATGCGAACGCATACTCGGGATTTTTTTCTTGACGTGGATAAATTTCATTATGCGATACAATTACACCATCCATAATATAACTATATCCTTCCCGCCAAGCTATTAAATTTTTAGAAAGTGAATCATTGGTAATCGATTCACATTGTACATTATGTACCACTTTTACACCCAGCGTTTCCATCAACTTGAATTGGTCACTCGGTTTCAATATTGGTTCTATTACTTCGTATGCTACAAAATCAATATTATTCATGACTTCTGCATCTACAGATTTAGAATTCATTAATCCCGAAACAAAATTACGCGCGTTTTTAAAAGATTTTGCATAATGTTTTGCAAACAATTCTTTCGAAATAATAAATTCACCGCGAATGGTAATATTTTCCTTTTTTGGCAATCGCAAATAAGGTATTAAATAACTAATATCTTGTCCAACACGTCCATCCCCTCGCGTATAAAGTTTTTCTTCGCCATTTTCAGTTGAATATAAACCACTAACACCATCTAATTTGACAGATAAAATATAATTCTTTGGATATTTTTCTATGAATTTTTTGATTGCATTTGTGGTGGGTTTTATTTTATCCATTGACCCCATAAAATAAGGAAGTGTTACCTTGTTTTTCACGTTTTTGATAATAGGCGCTCCAATTTTTTGCAACACTTCATTTTTGGGAAATTTCTTTTCTACAAATTCTTTTAAAATATCATATTGATTGTCATTCATTAATGCTTTTTCATTGTAGTATTGTTCATTTGCATGCTCCATCATTTTTACTAACATTGATTCTTCCAGCTTATCTAAATAATCAATGTTTTTAGATAAGAACTGCTTTATATGCAATTTAATTTCACGTTTTGGTACTACCTTTCTTTTGATAGTCATTGTCTTTGGCTTACCTTTATTATTTGTTGAGATCTTTTTAATTGTTTTTGGGCTCGATTTTTTGATAGTAACCTTTGGTGTTTTATTTAGGCGTTTTTTCGCAGTTTTCACTTTTTTAGATGATGTCTTTGCAGGTGGAGGAGTTGTTTGTTTCAATGTTTTTGGACTTGATTTTTTCGATGATGATTTTTTGGTATTTAGTACTTTTTGAACACTAGGGTTTTCATTTGATTTTTCATTTGATTTTTCATTTGATTTTTCATTTGATTTTTCATTTGATTTTTCATTTGATTTTTCATTTGATTTTTCATT